GGCCGAGCCGGAGAGCCGCTGCTTGACGATCTCTGGCATGGGCGGCTCCTAGCGGGCCTCGAGGGCGATCGGCGTGGCCACGGCCCTCTCGAACCGGCTCGCGTCCAGGAGCGGCCGGGCGGCCTCGCGCGTGGCCACCCCGAGCCGCTCAAGCTCGGCGGCGAGCTTGGGCGTGGCCTGGATCACCTCGCCGGACTTGTAGCCCCGGTAGGCCTTCACGAGCCGCAGCGAGACCAGGTGGACGGGGCTTGCCATGCGAGCTCCTCAAATGACAGCGGCCGGAGCCGGCATCCCTGCCAGCCCCGGCCGCCATGCTGGCCGATGGTGTCGGTGGATCAAGAGCCGCTGACGAGCTTCGCGACGAAGCTCGCGTCGTGGTTCGAGATGCCGACCCGCTGCGTGCCGCGGAAGACGACCTGGTCCTTCGCGAAGCCGGCGTCCACCGAGCTCGCGATCTGGAGGCCGTTGGCCTTGTAGGCCACCGCGGACGACATCGAGAAGTCACCGTAGAGGGCGAGCGTCCCGGCGGGCAGGCCGAGCACCCGGTAGACCGGAGCGCCCATGACCACCGGGAGAACCCGCTCGCCGATCGTCGTCGACTGCGAGACCACCGAGGAGGCCATGATGTGGCCCCAGCCCTCGCTCGACACGACCCAGGCGGTGTTCATCGCCCGGCTGTCGATCTTGCCGACGATCTCGGCCAGGTCGGCCCCGTCCATGTCGGTGCCGGCCTCGACCTCGTTTCCGCCCGGGATCTCGTCGACCAGGCCGTCGATGCCCTTGCCGTTGTCGCCGTTGAGCCACACGTCGTCGATCTTCTTCGCGATCGCCAGGCCGAGCCGGTTGGCGACGGTCGAGGCCAGGGCCACGCCCGAGGCCGCGTCCTCGACGAGCTCGTTCGAGACCTCGATGAGACGGCCCATCTTGTAGAGCGTGAGCTCGACCTTGTCGGTCGTGGCCTCGTCGCCCGTGATGGTCTCGTTCTCGTCGAACCACTCGGCGACGATCTCGCCGATCTTCGGGATGATGATCGAGTTGGTCGACGTCGGGTAAAGGCTGGCGAGCTGGAGGCCCACCGAGCTGTACTGGAGAACGTCGATGAACCCGTTGAAGAGCTCGGGGGAGAGCAGCTCCTCGCCCGAACCGGCCGACGTCCCGGCCATCGCCCGGAGCTCAGCCTTGTCCTTCCGGGCCAGGGCCCGCAGGAACCGGCCGGCCCGGTCGGCCGCCTCGTAGGTGCCGAAGCCGCGGAGCTGGGCCTTCGGGACGACGTGGACAGCCGGGGCGGTCTTCTTCTCGACCGCGGCCAGAGGCTCGCTGTCGCTCGCGCGGACGGCCTTCAGGGCCTCCACCTTCGCGTCGAGGGCCCGCTCTGCGACGGCCGCGGCGGTGATCTCCTCGGCCCGGTTCGACCGCTCGGAGAGCCGCTCGTTGATCGACTTGGCCTCAGCCTCGTCGGCGGGCACCATCGCCCGGAGCGTCTCGATCTCGGCCGTCACAGTGACGGACTCATCCTGGAGGCGGGCGAGCTTGGGCGAGGGCATGTGTCGGTCCTTGTGTTCGGGTGTCCTTGAACTGCCCGCACGATACGAACACTGACCGGCGGCGAGAACTTGCGCCGTCCTACCGTAGGACGTTTTCGCAGCGGCCGTCCGGGCAGGCCTTCGCACGCTCGGCGACGCATCGCTTGCACTGGCAGCGGCACGTCTGCTGAACGCGACCGTCGGGTTTCCAGATCCCGCGGACGCATGTCTGCCCGCAGTCGCAGGCGACGGGCGTCGGGGCCGGAGGCGGCGGCGCGTCGGGCGTCATGCTGGCGAGAGAGGCCGCCACCGCCGCGGCGGCGCGCGGGGCCTCGAGGTCGATCGCGCGCGGGTCGGCCGACAGCCAGACGAGGAACGCGATCAGCGATCGCCACAGGTCCGAGAGCATCACCAGCCCTCCGCATTGTCGAGGATCGGGTAGCCGTCCCCGCCGACGGCCCTGGCCTTGACGACGTGGCTCGGCTGCTCGGGCGGCTTCTCCGCGACGAGCGCGATCCAGAGGAGGTTCTTCGCGGCGCGGGCCAGCCACCGCAGGGCCGGCCGGTCCGGGGCCGGCGGCTCGGGCGATGGGGCCGACTGGGCCAGGAGGTAGCCGATCGCGAACGCGGCGGCCAGGACGAGGAGCGTCTTCCGGTCGAGGTTCATCGGGTCACCTGCAGGAAACGGGCCAGGGCGTCGAGGGTGTTCGCGCCGCGGTTCAGTTCTGGCGGCGGCGGCGCGAGCCAGTCGCCGTTATGAAGGTCGCGCCAGCCGAAGCCGGCGACCGAGCCCACGGCGAACGAGTCCCGCTGCCCGAGCATCCGCTCGACTGTGCGACGGTCGACCCAGAACGAGCCGTCCGGCTGGTCGGCGGGGAACTTGCCCCGGTAGGTCAGCCATCGAGGACCCCACGAATTCAAACACAAAAGCGCATCAGATGGGGACCCGTTTTTCTGGTAGCGCACCGCGCAAAACAGCATCTGGTGATGCCACGTCGGCCCGGCCTGCGCGTAGCCGTGCTCATCGGTGACGGACTGAAAGCCGACATTGCTGGCGACCGGGATCGGGAACCCGGCCTCGATGGCAGCGGCCGCCTCCGCCCAGGTGGTAACGAGGGCGACGTGATTGGCCGGGTGCCGCTTCGCGATCTGGTCGAGCTTGCCCTTGTCGCCCTGGCCGCCGTTCCCGTACGCGCCCCACTGCTTCGCCCGGTCGGCCGAGTAGGCCCGCAGATCGTGGCCGCCGACCTGGTCCCGGTAGACGACGCCCCAGTCGCGGACCCAGCGGGCGCAGGCCGCGCCGTACGACCCATCCGACCAGCCGCCGACCGGCGAGCTGCCGTCGCCGTTCTTGTTGCGAGCCTCGACCCGGGAGCCGCCGTAGATCGCCTCGGTCGATGGGAACGCCGGCGGCTCGCCGAGCCGGCCGGTCTCCCAGTCGATGCTCTGGGCGATCCAGATCCCATGCGCCCACCCCCAACTAGTGCAGTCCCCGATCCCCTGACGCTCGACGACCCAGGGTCGGCCGTAGCGGGCGGCGTGGGCCTTGTTGGCGGCCCGATAGAGAAACGTGTCGACGCCCTTGGCCTCGGCGATCGTCTCCGCCCCGGCGTCCCGGAACATCGGCTGCGGCAGCTCGGCCAGGAACCGGGCAACGCCCTCGGGGTCCGGCGTGTACCCGAACTGCCCGTCGGGCCCGCCGGCCACGGTCCGTGGGCGAAACGCCCCCACGAGCGCGAGGAGCGTGACGACAGCCAGGACCAGCACCAGGCCGGCCCGGATCGCGTTGCGGCTACCGTGCGACATTGGCGGCCGCCTTTGCGATCTCGCGATACGCCGCGACCCAGGCGGCCCGCTGGGCCGGCGACAGCGGCCCGCCCGCCGTGCCGGCCGCGTGGTCGAGGAAATCCTTGATCGCGTCCCGGACGAGCGGGTGTTTCGCCCCCAAGCTCTCGCCCCGGCACCGCAGCTCGCGGGCCCGGATCCGCAGATCGTCGACGGCCGCGCCGGTCTTGATCAGCCGCGCGCCCTCGTCCTTCGTGCCGTCGTACTCGATCTCGGCGGCGAGCTCGTCGAGCAGGGCCGCGACGGTGGCGGCGTCGACTGCTGCCGTCGGCCCGACGAACTTCCCGCGGAGGTCGAGCGCCGCCGGGGCCGGCGCGGGATTCGGGGAGGGGGCTCCCGTTTGGTTCGACCAAACCAGGGCGGCCGCCGCGATCAGCGCCGCGGCGACGACGTGCTTTCGGTCGATCTTCGGCGCGAATCCGGAGAGCTTCCGGAGCTGCTCCAGGATCTGCGGCCCAGCCGCAGCGTACGCGGCTCCGGCCACCAGGATGACGACGAGGGCGTTGTTCATCGGGCCAGCCTCACGAGCGGCAGGATCTGCTCAACGGCCCCGGCCGCGATCGCCAGGACGAGGCTCCGGATCGCCGGCCGAACCAGGATCCACACCGGCCAGGCCGTGAGCGGGACGCAGCGGTCGGCGAGTTGGTCGAAGAGCGCGGCCGCCGCCTCGAGGACGAGCTCCTTCTTCTCCGGGCCCGACAGCGTGCTCGTGGCGTCGAGCGTCTCGATCGAGATCCGCAGGATCCCGAGGAGCAGTTCGCCGAACTCGCGCCACGTCAAGCCGTCGGCTGCGGCGGACTGGGCCGCGTCCAGATAGGCCGAGACCTTCTGGGCGATCGACTGAAACGGGCTGGCAGCGGCGATCGGGGCGTCGGCGATCATTTGGCGATCCTCCGGAACACGAGCTCGGCGGGCACGACCCGCCGCCGGCGCTGGCGGCAGCTCTGGCACTCGACGTACTGGACCTGGGCGGGCCCGGCCCGCTTGCTCGACTCGACGCGGCAGCGGCCGCCGCACTTCGGGCAGCGGCTAGCCGGCATGGGCTCGCATCCTGGCGACGGCGGCAGCCGCAGCGGCCCGCGCGCCGGAGAGCGACCGCATGTAGTCGGCCTGCTTGTCGGCGGCCTCCTCGGCGAGCCGGGCGTTCTCTTGAGCCGTGAGGTTCTCGGCCTTCCACCGCTCGAGGGAACGCAGGCCCAGCGTCGAGCTCGGGTAGGCGGCCCGGGTCACGGGCGACACGTCGTAGAGCGTGGCGTCGGTGATCGTCCGCGTGATCTTGCCGCCCGGCTCCGTGTCGAACGACTCGCCGCCGTCGTTTACCGTGAACGCGAATGAGCTTCCGTGGATGTACTTGCCGCGGATCAGCGACAGCACCTCGGCCGTGGTGGCCGTGCCCTCCGGCGGCGTGGCCAGGTATTCGAGGCCCCGCTCCGTCTCGCGGAGGTCGAGCGTCCCGTTCGTGGTCCGCCCCAGGATCCGGCTCTCGTCGTGATTCCACGCGGCGATGACGTCGGCCCGGCCGCGCGGGTCGGTCGGTGATCGCTCCAGGAACTTCCGGAACGAACCCGGCATGAACCGCTCCCGAAACCCGCCCAGGTCGTGGGACCAGGAGTTCCAGGGCGGCGCGATGCCGCGGATTCGGGTGGGGCCGTCGGCCCGCTCCTCGAGGCCGAGGGCGTCGTCGCCGATGTCGGCCAGTGCCAGGTAGCGTCGTTCGGTTTCCATCACACCTCCCCCATCGGCTCTGCCGACAGCTCCGAGACCCTCTTCCCGACCGTGAACTCGGTCGGCTCGCCGTTCATGTAGACGCGGACGCTCGCGGCCGGCTCGGCCTCGCTCGCTGCGATCGCAAAAGGCGATCCCTCGACGCCGAGCACACCGTCGGTCATCAGGTGCTCGATCGTCCCCTCGCCGCCGTCGAAATAGACGTACTGGCCCTCGCGGAAGCCGCCGGCCTCGGGCACGCCGGCCCCGGGCTCGCCGGCCGGCTCGGCATCGGCCACCGGCCCGGCCTCGGCCGGAGCCGCGTCCTGGGGCTGCACAGCCCCGGCCTGGGCGGCCGCTGCCGTGAGCGTCGAGAACCCGAGCTGCATAAACGTCTGGTTTGCGGCCGGCTCCTCGAGCAGCTCGAAGTCCTCGAGGTCGCGGACGGTGTTCGGCGAGATCGCGCCCATACTGAAGAGCGACTGGTAGAGCTGGACGCGGGTCGCCGTGTCGCCGCGGAGGAGCCCGCGGTTGTCGAACCGGGCGTAGACGTCCTCCCCGTAGACGGGTTGGAGGGCCATGTCGAGCGGCCCCTCCATGCGCTTCATCCAGGGGAGGAGCGTCCACGTTTGGGCGAACAGGCCTTCCTGTTCCACATTGGACCAGCGGGCCATCTTGGAATCGCCGAGGAGCGTCGAGGGCACGCCCCAGCACCGGCAGACGTCCGGCAGGATCGCGTCCCTGAGTTCCTGGAACTGGGACTGTTCCATCGTGTTTTGGTCGATGGTCTTAAGCCGCGTCTTCTTTGGCAGGACCGCCGTCTTCCCGCGGTTGTTCGCGCCGCCGTAGACCTCGTGCATCGCGTATCGAAGGGCCGCGACGGCTTCGTCCGGGATCTTCTCGTCGGTCTCGATCACCATGTCCGGACGGCCGCTGTTGTCCCAGTGAGCGGTCGCCGCCTGGTCGAGCTTGCGGGCGAGGGCGATCGACGTGCCGCAGAGCTCGCTGGGCGCGAGCCCCACCAGGCCGTTGTCCGAGAGCCAGCGCCAGTGAAGGACCTCCTCCTGGGGCAGGCGGACCCAGGAGCCCATCTCGTCGAAGAACTCGTAGGAGACCGAGTAGTCGAGGTGCCGCTGGACGCGGACCCGCGTCGGGTGCATGGGCCGCAGCTCGGAGCACCAGCCGCGATCGCCCGGGATGATCCGCGCGAACGCGTTGCCGTGGAGCGCCGTCCAATACGCCACGAGCTGGTAGAAGTCGTAGCTCGACTGCCAGCGGTTCGGCCGCTTCGAGATCGTGTACCCGCAGGGCAGGATGGCCGGGGCCTTGCGGCCGTCGGGCAGCGTCCGCATCAGGTGGACCGGCATGATCGCCACGGCCTGGGCGATCCACCGCACGACCCCGAGGATCGACGAGACGCGGATCGCCGTGTCGGGCCCGATGCTCGTCCGCCAGGCAGTGCCCCACGCGTTCGGGTCGCCGAGGCTACCGCGGACCTCGACGACGTGGGTGGGCGCGACGACCCGCCTGGCAGGCCGCCGCCGAGGGGATCGTTTTGCGGGGGCCTTGGTCCGGGGCATGCCTAGAGTGTCCGGCCGGCCCCCGGCCCCGTGAATGTGCTACAGGACGTGGACCTTCCAGTCCTCGACGCTGGTCGACGCGTCCTCGTCGGTCGATGCGAGCGCGAGGCCGTTCACGAGGGCCGCGATGCCGTCGATCTTCTCGGTCGACTTCGCCTTGTCCGGCTTGATCATGCCGGTCGCGTCCGTGTAGACGCAGACGTTGTTCGCGTTCCAGGTCGCGACCGGGTTGCCGCCGTGCCGGAGCCGCTTCTCGACGACCAGGGCCTCGAGGAGTTTGCAGGGCGCGTTCAGGTAGCCGGTCCGCTGCGGGATGTCCTTGACCGTGAGGCCCTCGCGCTGGAGCAGCGTCTCCAGGGCCCCGGCCTGCCACGGGTCGACGCCGACCGCCCGGATCTCGTGGTCCTGGCCATAGGCGACGATGTCGCGGGCGACAGCCTCG